TCAGACCCGCATCTTCCATGCATATAACAGATCGAGAGCTTGCCGCGGGCTGATATCGTCGGGATTGATCCTCGACAATTCATCGATCACCGGGTGCGGCAGGCTGGCGAACAGGTCGCTCTGCATCGGCGAGGCGGGCTTGCCGCTCTGCTGGCTCGGCATCTCGTGCGGCAGGCTGGTGGTTTCCAGGCGCTTGAGGTGTTCGCGGGCGCGCTGGATTACCGGGGCCGGCACGCCGGCCAACTGGGCCACCGCGAGGCCGTAGCTCTGGCTCGCCGGTCCCGGCAGTACATGGTGCAGGAACACGATGCGTTCATTGTGCTCGGTCGCGTTCAGGTGCACGTTGGCTACCGCGGGCTGGCTTTCCGGCAGTACGGTCAGTTCGAAATAGTGGGTGGCGAACAGGGTGAAGGCGCGAGTCCGGGCCAGGTCCTCGGCCGCTGCCCAGGCCAGCGACAGGCCGTCGAAGGTGCTGGTGCCGCGGCCGACCTCATCCATCAGCACCAGGCTCTTGTCAGTGGCGTTGTGCAGGATGTTGGCGGTTTCGCTCATCTCCACCATGAAGGTCGAGCGGCCGCCGGCAAGGTCGTCGGACGAGCCGATGCGGGTGAAGATGCGGTCCACCAGGGACAGCTCGCAGCGCGCAGCCGGAACGAAGCTGCCGATATGCGCAAGCAGCACGATCAGCGCGGTTTGCCGCATGTAGGTGGATTTACCGCCCATGTTCGGACCGGTGATCACCAGCATCCGGGTGTCGGCATCCAGCGCCAGGTCGTTGGCCACGAACGGCGTCTCCAGCACCTGCTCGACCACCGGATGGCGGCCTTGCTCGATGTGCAGGCAGGTGTGTTCGACGAACCGCGGGCGATTCAGGTCGAGGTTCAGCGCGCGTTCGGCGAGATTCGCCAGCACGTCCAGTTCCGCCAGCGCCGAGGCGCTGTCCTGGAGCGGAGCGAGGTGGCCGATCAGGCGTTCCAGCAGCTCTTCGTAGAGCGCCTTCTCGCGGGCCAGGGCGCGGCTCTGGGCCGACAGCGCCTTGTCCTCGAAGGCCTTCAGTTCCGGCGTGATGAAGCGCTCGGCGCCTTTCAGGGTCTGCCGGCGGATGTAGTCGGCCGGCGCCTGTTCGGCCTGTACCCGGGGCAGCTCGATGAAGTAGCCATGGATGCGGTTGTAGCCGACCTTCAGGTTGGGCAGGCCGGTGCGGGCCTTCTCGCGCGCTTCCAGGTCCATCAGGAATTGCCCGGCGTTTTCGCTCAGCGCCTGCAGCTCGTCCAGCTCGGCGTCATAGCCGGTCTTGATCACGCCACCGTCGCGGATCACCGCTGGCGGGTTGTCGATGATCGCCTTGGCCAGCAGTTCGGCGAGTTCGGGATAGGTGCCGATGGTGGTGGCCAGCGCCTGCAGGTGCGGCGCTTCCAGTTCGGTCATGGCGTTCTGCAGGTCCGGCAGCGCCGCCAGCGCGTCGCGCAGGCGCGCCAGGTCGCGAGGGCGGGCGTTGCGCAGGCCGATGCGGGCGAGGATGCGTTCGAGGTCGCCGATTTCCTTGAGCTGCGGTTGCAGGTTCTCGAAGCGGTAGCGTTCCAGCAGGCAGGCGATGGACTCCTGGCGGGCTTCCAGTACCGCGCGGTCACGCAGCGGACGGTTCAGCCAGCGGCTCATCAGGCGGCTGGCCATGGCGGTCTGGCAGCGGTCGACCACCGATTGCAGGGTGTTCTCGCGGCCACCGCTGAGGTTGATATCCAGCTCCAGGTTGCGGCGGCTGGCACCGTCGAGGATCACCGTGTCATCGAGGCGGTCGTGGCGCAGGCTGCGCAGGTGCGGCAGGGCGGTACGCTGGGTTTCCTTGGCGTAGGCGAGCAGGCAGCCGGCGGCGCCGATGGCCAGGGTCAGGTTCTGGCAGCCGAAGCCTTTCAGGTCCTGGGTGCCGAATTGCTGGCAGAGGCTCTTGTGCGCCGAGTCGCGATCGAAGTCCCATGGCGCGCGGCGACGTACGCCGCGGCGCTTCTCCGACGGCAGGCCCTGTGGCCAGTCGTCGGGAATCAGCAGCTCGGCCGGGTTGAGGCGCTCCAGTTCGGCCAGCAGGGTTTCCCAGCCTTTTATCTCCTGGACGCTGAAGCGGCCGCTGGTGATGTCCAGCACGGCGAGGCCGAACAGGCGCTCGTCGCCGAGGATCGCCGCCAGCAGGTTGTCGCGGCGTTCGTCGAGCAGCGCCTCGTCGCTCACCGTGCCGGGGGTGATGATCCGCACCACCTGGCGCTCCACCGGCCCCTTGCTGGTGGCCGGGTCGCCGATCTGCTCGCAGATCGCCACCGACTCGCCGAGCTTGACCAGCTTGGCCAGGTAGCCCTCCGCCGAATGGAAGGGAATGCCTGCCATCGGGATCGCCTTGCCGCCGGACTGGCCGCGCGCGGTCAGGGTGATGTCGAGCAGCTTGGCGGCCTTCTTCGCGTCCTCGTAGAACAGCTCGTAGAAGTCGCCCATGCGATAGAACATCAATTGGTCGGGGTGCTGATGCTTCAGTTTGAAGTACTGCTGCATCATTGGCGTGTGTTGTGCGAGATCGGTATTTGGCTTATTCATCAATGGTTTACGGCGCGCCGTGAGGGCGCGCGTTTTGGAGTATTGAAATTCCTCCAATACTAACCCGATTTCCTCGGCATTGTCGGTGGCTCTGCCACCTCATGCTCTCTCTGCCTTATATACCGATCTGTCATGCGGGGGTCGGTGTGACCGCCAAGCTTCCTGGCATCTTTCCCTTGTTTCTTCGCATCAGTCAGGGCCTTCGCGCGAAGGTCATGGATTCGCGCATCGGTGACGCCCGCCGCCTCTCGAGCCCTCTTCCATGCGTCTCTCGTTGTCGCATAGTCCACCTGCTTCCCCTTCCTGTTGCAGATGAGGTTCTTCGCATCGGCAGGGCGCGGTAGTGCTTTCGCTCTTTGCACCACGGCATCTAGGTCCGGGGTCATCGATATGAGCACCTTCGAGCCCGTCTTCTGCTGCTGAAATGCGATTCCGTCATCGCTCACGTCATCGAGCTTGATCGACAGAACATCACCGATCCGCTGACCGGTGAGGTAGGCAAGCTCGAAGATGCACCGCATGTACTCGCTGCAGTTGTCGAGAATGGATAGCAGCTCCTTGTCGTTGAGGTAGCGGCCGCGCTTCTTCTCAGAGTGAGGTTTGATCCCAATGCAAGGATTCGAGTCCACTTCCCCCCACTCAAGAGCCTGCGCGAACACAACACGGAGAACGGTGAGAGTCCTGTTCGCCATGTTCGGTGTCGACGCCATATGTGTCTTTACCTGAGCAACATGCTTCGGCAGGACTTCCCTTGGCTGGAACTCGGCGAACACGCCCTTCAAGCGTTCAGCTACAGCCCGATATTGGGTAATCGTGTTCGCTGACCGATACGGCGCAATGTGGTCCATCACCCTATCGATCAGGTCGATCATCCCATCCTTGCTGGCGCCGCCGGTGAGCTTCGCGTACTCAAGAAGAGCGGCGCGATAGTCCCTCCCAAGATTCGTCCACTTCCCATCCCTCACGAAATAAAAGGATGGCCCTCGCTGAAACATGCACATCGGAAGGTGTCTATCCTTTTTCCTCGGACGCATCTCTATCTCCTACCCCGTCAACCGCAGTCGCGGTCCTTTCTCTTTCTTGGCCTGTCTTGCGCCGAGGCGACTTAGCACAACCTCCTCCAAGACTTTCGGTCGACCATCGCCTCCCTCTACGAACGAAAAGTCGTTCTCAGATAGCCAGCGCTTCTGGGCTGCCGGCCGAACAAATCCAGTCAACTCCGCTACTTCTTCTGCGGTCAAAAACCTGATCATGGGCAATACCTCCCCGTCCTGCGGGGCGCTGGTCGGGAAAATGGTTTTCGGGAAATGGCAGCCTATTCGGCTACCGGCGAGCTAGAACGAGCAGCCCCATTGCAGGGCTGCGAATGCTGGCGCGAGTTCGATCACTGCGTGTAGCGCGACCAGGCTGGCGCCGATGACGGCTACTGCCGCAAGTCTGGATAGGGCTTTCTTCATGTGAAGGGCTCCGGATCAGTCGCCCGCGGCCTTTGAGATCAGGTGCATGAGCATTTCGCGCAGTTGCTCGCGCTCGAGCACCTGTCCGGTTTTCGCGTACTCGTCGGCCTGGCGCAGGATCGCGTCGATCTCAATCTCGAACATCGGCGAGAGCACGTCTGGCTCGCACTGCTCCATCAGAAGCTCAATAGCGCGTGTCGGATGGGCCATAGCTACGCCGAGCCAGTTGTAAGCTGACGCGGTGCGGTAGTAGCGAAGGCCGGCGATCTCATGCCGCTGCGGCGGGCGGAAGGGTTTCGTGCGCATATGCAATCCGGGTAGGTTGAGCCTACATTTTCCAGATTGCTGTATATGCGTACAGTGGTTGGCGATGGGTGGCTATGCCTGTCGATGCCCGAACTTCTCGAAGTAGAATACGACCGGCTCACCTGTCTCTTGGATCAAGCCGTATGCCTTGGCCAGGCGGTAGATAGGGTGATAGGCGTTCAGGCTGTTGACGTGCCCAGCCAGCCATTCACGCCACACCTCAAGCGACATGCTTCCTTTGCTGATGTTGCACGGCGGACAAGACGGCATCATGTTTTCCATGCGATGGTTCTCGGGATGCAGCGCGTCTCTTCCGGTTACGTAGCTGCTCACTCCACGCTGAACGGCTTCGTAGTGGTCGGCATGCCATCGCTCTGGAAGGTCGACGCCGCAATATGCGCACCTCCCTCCAAACTTCTCCCGAAGCTCAGCGCGCTGCTTCTTCGTCAGCTTCATGGCTTCCATCCCTCCTGCTCGCTCAGCAGGGCCCGGAGTTCTTGATGCGCTGCGTAGTTTTGCTGCGCATCGAATATGCCGTCGATACCATCGCTGTCGAGCAATTGCCGCAACAGCGCCTCGCTGACCGTCAGGCCGTTGAGGCGCTTGACCTCTTCGACAACCCTCATGCCGAGGTTGGCCGCCCAGTTCGTAGTTCCGGTGACGTTCGTCTTCTCGTTCCACTGGTAACGCATGACGATATTCATGACGTTATCAACGCTGGGGAGCACAACCACCCTTGCGCGCAGTGCCGCGAGTTCCTCCCTTAGCGCCTGGGCCTCGGCGGCGAGGGTGTCGTAGTCGGAGGCCAGGACGACCTCATACCCCATTACTGCCTGCTCACCCTGGGTCAAAGAGCGCATGCTCGGCACGTCGAACCGCTTCACCTCACTCATGACCTACCTCCTTGCTGGCCTCGTCGAGCCGAAATGCGAACACCACATAGTCGGGCTTCTGTTCGTAGTTGATGACATAAGTTATGGTCCCGGTGAGGGATCGGCCCGAGTACAGGCTAGGGAAATCTGGGTTCAACTCTTGGAGTTCGAATGTGTCTCCGCGTTGAAAACCTCTGTCCCGGTTGTTTCTGATTTCGAAGGTCTTGTCGCCTGACGCAACTGCTTCGAAGAAGGGGCGATGAATTTTTAGTTCGTGGTGCATCACACCCCCTCCTTGCCGGGCGCGGCGGCGAGCAACTGCTCCCGCGCCTTCTTCGAGTGATGTGCGATGCAGAGCGATGTGCCTGGATGCGCCTTGTCGCAGCATCCGGCGTACTCGCATGCGCGTCCGACACTGAGATCGGCGTTGAGAACAGCATTAACAACCGCTCGACACTCGTCCGCCGCTACTGCTCGGTGACGTCCGCGCCCGTACTTGATTCCGGTCTCCGCAACGAGCATGCAGATGGCGCGCAGTTCATCCGGCACGCTGTGCTGAGCCTGGGCGGTGATGTGCGAAGCTAGTTCAACAGCAGTGTCACACCCAGGCTCAGTAGTGAAGACCGCATGCTGTGCGGCTTTCAGGCGCTCCATTGCGAGAGAAATTGCCAGGTCATAGATTTCTTTGTTGTCCGACTTGTCACGGTCGCCGCGCATCCTTTCAATGTCGTTTTCGACATAACAAAGAATTGGATTCAGCAATGACCGAAGCCCCGAGACCCTGGCCAGGGCGGCGTCGCGCTCTTTACGCATTTCATCCCAGTCCGCGAGGCGCTGCTCTGCCTGCTCTGCCCACGAATCGCGATCCGCTCGCAGCTCCCCGACGATGCGGTCGTGCTGTTCGAATAGGTCAGCGGCTTTCTCGGCGTACTCGACGATGGAAACGTCGCACCCTGTATCGCGGCCTTCGGCATCCTCGAAGCGCAGATCAACGTTGTCGCCGTCGATGTCTTCAGCGTCCATAGCGCCGATGTTGCGCAGGACGAACGCGACTTCTGCTACCTCCGGCCGCTCCTCTTCCCCTACCAGGTCGGTCCCCCACTTCGCTACAGGCACTTCGAACCGGTCGTTGGCTACATCAATGGCGGCACGCAGGGTTGGGGCCGGAGAGGGTTGAGTCTGCGCTGGGGAGGGTTGCGCCAGGGCGGCGCGTGCCATCCAGCCCTTCTTGTTTTCCAGCACGGAGGTGTTGCTTTCGTTCAGCTCGTACCCCTCTTCGACTTCATACTCCTTGTTGGCCCAGGCTAGGAACTTCTCCAACTCATCCCCGCCTGCCTGCTCTACCGCAGGATGTGCCGGGCACGGATGGACGAGGGAGCCGTCGCCGGAAGGGCAGGTGCAAATCTTTGATTCGGTCATGGGAGCTTTCTCCAGGCCTCGGTTTCGAGGTCAGAAACGGTTATCAGTCGGCGCCGGCGTTCGATGTTTTCGAGTTGCAGGACATTGCCCAGGCTGTCGATGACGACCCAGTGAATGCCGGTGGGAATGTGCAGGTAGCGTGCTGGCGCGGGAGAGCAGAGGGCTTTTATGCGGCGGTATGCGGCGTTTTCGTCGAATGACATGGCGGGCAGGCTCCGTAAGGTGGTGCCGTGTAGCAGTGCTCACCGCTGGCGCCCTGGTCTGCGTCGTTTGCGATCTCGTTCAGTTGTCGCGCGAGCTGTCGCAGTTGAGAGGAGGAGAGCAGGGCGCCGAGGCGGGGGAGGCCGTTGACCTCGGCCAGGCGCTGTCCATCCTCGCCGTCCAGGAACAGCGCGGTCAGGTTGAGGGTGTTCACGGCGTCACCCGCTTGAACTCGACGACCCAGACCCAGGGGTTGGCCTGCCAGGCGCCGGCTCCGTTCAACTGCTCCCAGAGGAAGCCGAATGCGCCCTTGGCGGTATCGCCCCAGCAGCCAATGTCCGAGCATGCCTGCCGAGCGTGGTCGCATGGCTCGCCGCGCACTCCCTCTGCCAACGCCTGCTCTTCGCTGATGTCCTGTAGGCGCTCTACGCGAACTGCGGTGATCTCCAGCAGGATGCGGCTTGAGTGCCTGTGCATGTGGATGCTTGGCTTCCACTTAACTGGATACTCGCGCCCCTCAGACGACCTGCAATAGATGGCGTCCGGGTTGGTAGCGCGGTAAACAATGAACTCGCCCGCGCCCCCGCCGTAGCTCCGAACCTGCAAGCCCCAGGTCTCACGCACCCACAAACGATCGCCGGGCTCGCCGTAGGGGCAGCGCGTCGACAGGGCCTCTCGTTCTCGTAGCGCGACATCGTTGCCATGAATTGCCGCGTCGATGGCGTAGAACCCGGTGTCTTTTACGACGCGCCGCGTCACCGTCTTCCGGCCTTCCAGGATGGCTCGGACCATCTGGTCGTTGAACAGGATTGGCCGCTCCCGCGGCTTTTCTGCGGACATAGGGAATACCTCTCGCCTGATGGCGACGAATGGAGGTTGAATTTGGCTGGTCGTGATGCGAGGTGGAAATCCCACAAGAGGATTTTCTGAAGGTCGTGACAGCACCATGTGGCCTACACAAACAACCCTGGTGCCACCCAAATGAAGAAACTCGACCATCGGCTTTTCCGGGCCTACTTGCTGCTCTCGATCCTCGGCAAGGTGGTAACGATATGGATCAAGGTCCACCCATTTGTCGTCGCGGCCACCCTCAGTTGCTGAGGGCCTGCTTCGCGATCTGGAGTACGTCCATCCCGATGCCTCCGGTAGAGACGTCGGTGAGCGCTGCGATCTGCTCGAGGGCTTTACGTGCGGTTGCCAGTTGGTCCTCTGGGGACTTGTAGGCGGGCATGCCTGCCAGGCGCCGGCACACGAACGGATCGTTGTCGCTCGGTACCGAGCAGCAGGTGAATTGGATTGCGCGGCACTTGCAGACGAAGTCGGGCGCAGGGAGTGCCTCGGCGTCGAGGACGCGCATGCCGAGAGTGATCGCCAGGCCGCGCTCGATGTTCGCGCCGCGAGACCGCTCCCAGCCCGGCAGCAACGCGAGGATGTCGCAGTCCATCAATCGCTTGATCCCGTCTCGCATGAACGTCTCCCACGGCGATCCGCGGTAGACCATATTGACTGCCGGGTTCTCGACGATATAGCCGAGGGCTCTGATCCGCCGCTCCTCTGCGTTGAACGCGGGGTAGTTGAAATCTGGAATGCCGGTCATGGGGCCGGACAAGTAGACGCGATGCATCATGCTGCGGCCCTCCCTGGCTGGTGGCCGAACTGCTGCCACTCGACCTTGTGCTTGCGCTTCTTGGTTAGCACCGGTGTGCCGTCTTCATTCCAAAGCTGTACCTTGGCGCGGATCTGCATGTCGCGGCATTCCAGCGTCTTCCGTGCGAGGTCGATAAACTGCTGACAGAAGTCCGGCGTATCCAAGAGCTGGCTTAGCTGGACGACCTTGGTTCCGGTCATGATGTTGTCGGCCTTCCGCTCGACTGCGGCGAGCCATTCACTCATCGGAACATGCTCATCCCCGAGCGGGGTCTTGCGTACCGACTTAACTTCTTTTTTGGCCATGGCGAGCGCTACGTCTCGCGTCATGCCGAACACGGCAAAAGTGCTCATGTGGTAATCCTCAGGACGAGTAGAGCCGCGCCGGCCGGTGGCTAGCGTCGGTGATCTGGTGGTGGGTTACTGTTCGTCGTCGGCTACGGAGAGTCCGGCGGCTAGTAGTTGTCGCGACACGTTTTCGCTTGGCGTGTATTCGTGTCGCGACACGACGAGAAGAGGCAGGAGATCGGCATCTGGCAGGGCTGAGGCGTTGAGTAGAAGCGTCGAGAACGCTTCTCGCCAGTCCTCGAAATCGCCGACCGCCTGCAGGCGCTCGAACGCGGCGTCGATCGCCGGCGGGGAGGGCAACTTGCGCTCGGGGATGCCGGACTCTCGCTGTCGCTGGCGTTTCTCCCGCTGGCGCTGGGCGTTGGTCTTGGCCATCAGCCCTCCAGAATCTTTATCGCTGACCTGATTGCATGCAGCGCGTCGTCTACCGTCTCTGGCTTAAACTGCACTGTGGTTTCGAGAACGGCGAGCGCATCGCGGCACTTGGCCTGCTCAACCGCAAGTTCGTCGTCCGCCTCTTCTTTCTCTTCTTCCAGCTCCCTGGCGTACTCCTCAAGCTCGCTTAGTTCATCGACCATATGCAAGTCGCCCGTTGCGAGCCGTCTTGCCAGCTCTTCGGCCGCCCCGGAATCGAACTGCGAGTAGTGCAGCAGTTCGTCATCCTTCAGCGCATTGATTGGCAGGCTCATGCTGCGATCCTCGATTGGCGCCGCCTGGCTTGGGCGGCTGCCCTGCATGCGCGGCATTCGTTGTGGAAGTGGCATCTGGTGGAGATGAAGGAGAAGAACTCTTCATCTTGTGGCCACCACTGCAGGCAGCCGGGGCAAAGCTTCTCGACGCCGAGTTCAGTCGTTCGGGTAGTCAGCTCTCGCCATGGCTTCCTGAGCAGGGCCTGGCGTTTACTGATCACCATTCGGCTCCGGTCAGAAGATGTATGTGTGTTGGTTCTGGGTGCTGGCGCGGTAGGAGGCAGTTCGAGGCTTCGCCTCTTGAACTGCTGGCGCGCCGGCGGACGGCGGCGTCCTGGGTGGCTGTTGCCGGACTGCCGCGGGGAGCACGAACACCAGCACGATGAAGCCCAGTGCTGCACCGATGCCACCGGTTCGAATTGCTCGACGTCTGGTCACTTGGCGGCCTGCTGGCGCTTCAAGTGCTCTGCGTATGCGCATGCCTCGTTGTGGCTGCGGCGGAATCCGCGCACCGCGCCAGTGGCGGTCTCGATGATGTGGAAGAAACCGCATCCCCGCGGCACGACCTGGTAGGGTTCCTCCACCGCAGGAGCCATGAGCCGCTGAGCGAAAGCCATTCGGGCTATGGCGGTCTGGGAGAGCAGGCCGGTGAGAACTTCGGTTTGTTCCTGATGCTTGAGCATTGTGGTTCTCCTACGCGTTGATGGTGATTTCTTCGAGGCGCCGTACCGTGCGGACTTCTGTGAGCCGCCGCTCGTTGCTGGGCCTGCGATTCCGGTTCATGTGGTCGTCATCGATCAGCGGGTGGCCGGCGACGAGGAATGCGAGCACGAAGACGGCAGGCGAGATGATTCCGCGGCGGAACGCCTCAAGCACCAGTCCGCGCACGCTGCGCACGCCGAGCTTGAATTTGGCGTCGTCTAGGCGCTTCTCGACGGTCCCTGGGGCGATTCCCATGCGCCGCGCGACCTCTTTCGCGGTCAGTTCGCTGGCGCTCCAGGCGGTAGCTTCGAGTTCGCGGGGAGCCAGGCCGAGGCCCTGGCGGCCGATCCATCCGCCGCATTGGATTGCTTGCATGGGAATAGCTCCTTGGCTGCATGGGTCAGCACTCGGCATTGCGTGGAGTGCTCGCGCATGAAGTCGAGAGAGGGGTGAAGCGGGGCGCCCACCGCCCCGCCTCTACTTACAAACCGCCTTATGGTTTGAAGCATTTTGGGCGGGACGCCTGGAGCCCGAACTCCGGACGCCCCGCGGGTACATCGTTCTCGGCCTGCTGGCGCCGAGGCGCACAGGTCAGGATCGGCGCTGGCGCTATCGAGCGCGCGCAGCGGTTCGGGCCGCTGGTCGTGAAGCACCAGGCCGATGAGGAATGGAAGGATGAACATGGCTTACCCCTGGAGGGACTCTTTCGCCTGAGCGACGAGATCCATCAACCGCTCTACCCATGCCGAGCGAGTGGTGAGGGTGATCGATTCCGGCCCTTCGGCCAGGCCTGCGCGGAGTGCCGTAGGGAAGGCCTCGACGATATCGGTAGTGACCTTCAGTAGATCATCCAGAATGGCGCGCGGCACGGTCGGCTCGGCTACCGCTCTGGGGGTGACCTTTGTCCCTCCCGCTGCGATCACCTTGGCGAGCTGCTGGCCGAGCACCTGTCCGGCCTTCTCGCCGTGCTTCCTGACAACCTTCGCAGCGGTCGTCGCCGCTACCGCGCCGGAACTGATCAACTGCTGAACATCGGTATTCGCGTTGCCTACGACTAACACCTGGTCGACGTGCTGCCGGGTCTTCCCCATCTTCTGGGCGATCTGTTCGACGGTCCATCCGAACGCAATGAGCCGCTTGTAGCCGTGTGCGAGCTCCAGAGGGGAGAGCTTGCGCCCCTCCTGACTGGTGATCACTCGAAGCACGCGCTCAGCATCGTTCCCGGCGAACCCAACGATGGGCACCCAGAACTCGCCGTTCGGGTCGCGCGGCAACCGGTTTTCAGCGTCGAGCTTGAGGTAAGCGCGCCGGCGGCGGTGTCCGTCGACAACCCACATGCCGCCTTCTTCGCGCGGTCGCACTTCAAGGGCAGGTACGATTCCGCCCTGGTGCAGGTAGTCGGCCAGATCCGCGATGCTCTGCTCGAGGTCTTCGCCCTCGGCGCGCAGGTTGAAGCCGGGTTCTTCGTGAAGGTCTTCGAGGCGAGCCTTCATCGCATCCGCGCGCTTCAGGTCGCCGTCCTTGATCATCTGCTTGAACGATTTGGCCGCCATGAGGCCTCCGTCTGTTGTGATTGCGTGGTAGCTGTATGGGGGAGTGGTCTGGCCGGTGCTGATATCCGGCATTGGTCGGCTCAGTACTGAGGCATACAGGTGCCGATTCCATGAGCATGCGCATCAGCCTGCGCATTCAGACCACTCTCCGATACAGCCTGGCGATGGGGAGCCAGGTTGATCGGGCCTGCGTTGGGGAACCCGGCAGGCGCGGGCGGTGACTACTTGTCGTATTTCTCGCCGCAGAATGGGCAGTAGGAGGCGCGCAGGAAGCTTTTCTGCTTCACGTTTTTCATGCCTCCCGACTTTTTTGGTGCCTGATACTGGATCTCCACCGGGCAGGCTGCTCGATGGTTTACCCCTTCGCTTCCGCCGAGGCTGAATACATAGCCTTGAAGCTCAACGCTCAGTCCGGTTGCGCCAGTTGGGAGCTGCTGCTGTACGTGTTCCCTCAGGCGCTGTTCCGACTTGCTGTGACAGTTGCACATGTCGCCCTCTCTTCCTGCTGATCGCTGGGTGTGTTGGGTCTGGTGATGCCCTGCTACTGGCAGGGCGGCGGGTTAAAGCGGGAAGGCCGCACGCACGCTGCCAGATCGAATAAAGAAAGTCGTCAGTTTGCGAACCTTCAGATACTTGGCCCCGGTCTGGCGGCCGCTGCGGCTCAGCTTGTCCATTTCGCCAACCCAAGCGTTGTAGATGTTCAGCGCGTAGTTGCTCATGTCCTTTCCTCGGTGATGCCCCGGCGAACCGGGGCAGTGTTCTCACAGGCGTAACAAATTCCGGTAGCCGTCACCCCCTGGCTCCCACACTCGGGGCAGCTCGCATCGCTGCGCACCTGCTCCTGCGCCTCCTCGTAGCAAGCCTCGCAGCGGAATCCGTCGGACGTCTCGATCACGCGGCCGGGCGCGTTGCACCGGTCGCATTCGTGAATGATTGTCATCGGGTCGACTCCTTGCATCACGCATGCATCCGCACGGTGATGTAGCCGTTGCTGGCAACAACGTGGTCCCAGCGGTTGAACCAGATGAGGTCGCCGAACTTCTTCATGGCGGCCTGGCGTACCTTGATCAGCACGTCATCCGGTGTCTCGTTGCCTTCCGGTAGAGCAATCCAATCCAGGCGTTTGCCGTTGCTCAGGTGCGCATCGACATTGAATTGAGCCATTTCAGTCTCCTTACCAGGGTTTCCCAGCGTTGATGTATGCGCTTCCTGCTAGCTCGGTTAGAGCTAATAGCTGCCAGGAGTCGATCGCTCCGCCGTAGTGCAATCCGCGCAACATCCCGACCGTTTCGTAGTACTCGATGCGCGCTCGGTGTACGTCGCTCTCCCTGCGAATGATTCGAAGAGACTGACGTAAAGCCAGTAAGGCCTTTTCATTCATCGTCTTGCCCTCCAGGGCGTGTTGACTTCCCGTCTGGCCCTCCACCGAGGGCCAGCCAGTGAAATCGGTGTTTCTCCCGCGTTCGCCTACTGGGCTTCTACAACCCGCGGGTGTTGCTGTCCTCACCACTGCCGATAGCAGCTCGGACTCGATGTGTTTGGCCTTGGGCTTCCCTCGCTGCGCCTTCAATCGGCTTACGGAGCAGGTCATGGGGACTAGGGGTGATCTCGAGGGTTCGCTGCAGCCCGGCGGCCTGGTGATGTGGGCAGCTGATCGCGAGGCGCCGACCCGTGTCGTCGGCTGGGCTTAGTGCTTCATGGGCTGTTTCCTCCTATTGGTGTCATCTCGGTCGCTTCTCCTTGTCGGGGTTCGTTCCCACTCCTGCGTTTGCTTCTTTGGTCTATTGGCAGGTGACTTGAGCGACGTCGCGTGCAACGCATGGGCTTGCACGGCTGGACTGTCCGGCCCAGCTCGGGCTGCGTCTTTTGCCTCTCCCAGCGTCTCGCGACGTTGGCGCAGCAGAGGGTTCCCAAATTGTCGAAAGAGCGGTCGGCTCGGTGGCCTGGGCATCGCTGCCGTGGAAGTAATATCTCCCAAGGAAATAATTCAGTCAACTCCAATGGAGATATTTTTTGGCGATAAATGGATGCCGAATGCGGTTGCTGCCATAGCAGCTGAGGGAATACTGTATTTATGTACAGTTGATGAGGTTCTTATGGCCAAGAAGCAGAAGCAGCAGGCGTATGAGGTCACGCCGACTGATCGCCTGGGGATGCGGGTATCCGCGATGATCAACTCACCGAAGGCGCAGGATCTGGGGAAGGTGACGATTCACCGGCTGGACAGTGACCCGGCGGAAGCGTGGGATGCGGTGATGGAGGTGCTGGCTGAGACGGACGGTATCGACCTGGTGTTCAACGACGACGGCACCGTGACACTGAGATGGGATAGGCAGGTACTGGAGGGGTAGGGCGGAAATGAAAAGCCCCGCAGTAGCGGGGCCTTGCCTCAACTTTTCCTAACGGCCTTTCGGCGTTCTTTCTTGGCTTTTGGATCTATGAATGGTGGAGCCCCCCAAGGAAAGTCGACATCGCCAGCTCCAAGGCCTTCGAGAAGAGGCTTTGAAAGATTCCTGAGGTAGGGATACAGAGAGGTTCCAAGAATATTGGCTGCCTCAGGAGTTTTAAGCCAATCTTCAGTAGTTGATACCTCTCCGGTTATTGAGAAGTGGCCGACTATCTCTATCTTGAAGAATGATTCATCGTTAGAAAAGAATGTTTCGAAGCTCAAGGATATTTCGAAGGAATTATCGTTCTCTTCGTTTAGCTTGTCAGTGTCAAGCGTCAACCCAAATCGCGCCTTAAACGTAGGAGCCTCATCTCCCACATCTCCATCGAAAGCCTTGCCATATAGGTTGGCTATCGAAACATACTTCAATAAAACATTGTGCAGGCTCATTTCACCACCCTTAGCTGTGGGCGATTAGAGCGATTTACAGAAATGAAACTCTCGTACTCGAATTCACTATCAGCATAGTGGTGGTGGTGTATCTCATTATGCCGGCCATTGATGTGGCAGTTCACAGCCTCTTTAATTATTTCATTAATTGAGCTGTCCTTTCGAGCCGCAAACTTAGCTAGATCCTTATGTAGCTGAGCACCGATTCTTATATTGAATGACCCAGAAAATGGTTTTTCTGGCTCGACACCAAGCGCCTTGCACGTGTCGATATAGTCATCTACTGACTCTTCAAATGCTAACCTAAGCTCTTTTGGGGAATCAGCTTCGTATGTTACTAAGTCATTTATATGGAGGATCTTGCCATACATCACGTCCGTTTCGGCTTCGAAATCCACTGACCCTTGAAATCCTTTGTACTCAAGTGTCTTTGCCATTTTACAAGTAACCCTGTGAATGTAACGATTCGACAACGTCCTCTATTTGAGGGCCTATTAGCGTGCTGTCAGGATGTCGCTTATGCAGAAAGACTTTGTGTTTCGTCTCCATATTCACAAACTTAACCCTTGATCCTGCACCCTCCAGCTCTGTGTAGCCAAAATGCTTCATGACCTTCTGAAGCTGCTTCCACGCAAAGTCCTTGGGTGGGGGTGTCTTAGTCAGCTTGGCGATCAGCTTGTCGATTTGGCTCATGATCGCCATCCATCCATACGACTGGTGCAACTATAAACTAGTTGCACCTCCTCGGCAATTTTCCTTGAGGTCATTCCCTATACCTGTGCATTCATACAGTCAAGAGGTGGCGCACTGCCATGACCCGAGATGTTGCACGAAAATGGTACACAGCCACAAGGATTGATTTGAGCGCTCGCGCGGCGTCATGGGCGGTGCCGCGTCACCCCGAGCGCTAATGCCTTCTGCGCCTCATGACGGACCACCAGAACACCCACCCGATCACGCTGATGTCGCCGGCACGCATCTGGTCCCTTGTGTACTCCTCATCGGGGTACTCATCCCGGTTGTAGCTGCGCAACCGGATGCCGCCGCCAGGCAGGCGATAGACGAACTTCACCCGCAGCAGGTCGTCATGCTTCAGGGCGTAGATCTCGCCGTCCACGATCGTGTTGACAGAGAGGTCGACGCCGATGATCGAGCCGTCTGCAATAAGCGGCTCCATGCTGTTGCCTGTGACGTTCACGCAGACGGAGGTGCTCTTGTCGACGGCAGCCTCGCGCAGAGTTGCCTTCGGGAATCGAATCTTGCGCTTGGCCAGTTCGAGGTCAGGCACTCGCCCACCGCCCGCCGCTATCTCGACCTCATCGAAGTATGGGATTTCAACCTCGTCCGGCGCGAGCGGGTCTCCGTCTGACCACGCTGATAAATGCGTTACATCCTCCGCTGAAGCGTCTGAAGCGGGTCGAGCCGCCTTGACCAACCCATCGATCTCATTCGCCAGTCTCGAGCTGAACCTAGACACTGGGATTCCCAGGAGATCAGCAAATGCCGCCGCAAGTTCTTTGCCAATGGCTCGATGTCCATTGAGGTGGCTGCTCAACGTTCCCTGGCTGGTGCCTAGCCTATGAGCAGCCTCGTCCTGTGTTAGACGCCTTCCCTTGGGGAGGCGAGCGTTGTACGCAGCAAACTCTGCCTTGAGGGCAGCGCACTCTGCTTTTTCGGTTTCTGTAAGCGGGCGTCGTTCGGTACTCATTCTCGAATCATATTCCCAGTGGAAATAGTCGGCCATCTCCAGTGGAGTTGATGAAAATCTCCACTGGATATATTCTGGCGGTGTGAGCAACCCTGGAGATACGAGTTATGCACCGCATTTCTCTCAAAGAATTCGCAGCCAAGAATGGGCAAACCAAGGCCGCCGCGCTTCTTGGATTGACTCAGGGCGCCTTGAGTAAGGCCTTGCGTGCCGGTCGCGAGATCTATGTCGCCGAAAACGCCGATGGAACTTTCTCGGCGGAGGAAACAAAACCGTTTCCGACCCAGCCATCAAGAGCCGTTGCCTGACATGACAGCCAGCCAATCAAACCCCGAGCGAGAAGAAACTCTACGGGAATGCGCAGGGCTGGATCAGACCGATGCAACCCCTGTTCAAACATCCAGTGCTGAGGAAGGATCATGATCGACATCTTCCTGGTGTGCGTTGGCGCTGTGGGCATCACGGGGACGGTGACGATATTTAGCTACCACTTTGGTTATGAGGCAGGCCTAAAGGCGAACTGCCCACTATGGCGAAACCCCGCAAAAGCCGCCCTTTACGGGTTAGGCAAGCCCAAGAAGCTTGAGGATGAGTGCGCCTCCGACCAGGGCGACAAGCCACTTGGATGCAGTGATGACTGATTTTCCGTGTTTGTCCCAGAGCCCCCGCAGCGGCGGCGAATCAAACCCTAGGTGGACAAAGTTGGCACCTTCGTCGAGGAAGGGTTGCCGATCCCAATTCTTTGCCTTCCAGCGCCTGAAGGCTTCTTTCAACCAGTTCATGCCAGGCCTCCGAGCCCGTTTCGTGTGGAAGCAAAACGATAGCACGGTGGGCCTGGCACCCATTTAGACAGCAAAAAGCCCGGCTGCAACCGGGCTTTCTGAGGAGGCACCTGTGGGCGGTGCCGAACATCCAACGGAGCCGAATATGACACAGGTATCCACCATCCAACAAGAGAGCGTGTCGCGACACGAAATAGCGATTCGCGAGAAAGTGTCGCGGAGGGCGCGCATGTGAGCACGATCATCATGTCGGCCTGCTGGCCACTCCAGGGCATGAGCCCCGCACAGAAGGCGGTACTGATCTCGTTGGCAGACCAGGCGAACGACCAGGGCGTGTGCTGGCCGGCTGTGGACAGCATAGCGATGCGTTGCTGCCTGTCGAAGCGTGCGGTGCAGCAGGCCATCAAGTGGCTGCGTGGCGCAGGGATTGTGAGCGTAGAGGAGCGCCAGGGCAGGTCGACCATGTACTCGGTGACCCCCGCAGCATATGCACCCCAGCAGGAAATGCACCCCAGCAGCAAATGCACCCGTGCAGCAAATGCGCCCACCCCCGCAGATGCTGCACCCAGAACCGTAATAGAACCTACAAGGGAACCATCAGGAGAACCGTCACCTTTGCCGACCCGTTCCGGGCCGGCGACTGGCGAAGCGCTGCAGGAGGCTTGCCGGAATGTGTGGGCAGCGTACCGGGCAGCGTACGAGGCGCGCTGGAGTGTTCAGCCGGTGCGAAACGCCAAGGTCAATTCCCAGGTGAAGCAACTGGTGGCCGCCCTCGGCAGCGAGGCTCCAGCGGTGGCGGCGTTCTTCGTCGGGCTGGATGACAAGTTCCTGGTCGACAGTTGCCATGAGTTCGGGTTGCTGCTGGCCAAGGCTGGCGCTTACCGGACGAAGTGGGCGACAGCCGGTTCCGCGCCGTCGACCGATTGGACTGATCAGGTGCAGCTATGACCCGCAGGCAGTTCGAACCGCAATCGGTCGGTGCTGTGCTGGCGCATGTGAATCAGGGCACTGGGCTGCGCCCCTTGTCCCAGCCGGCGGTGAAGGTCGATCCCCAGACGAGAGGCGAGGTCGACCGGTTGTTCTTGCGGATCAAGGCGATCTGCCCCGGATGGCGAAGTTCCTGGCCAAGCGATGAGGTCGAGAACGCTGCGAAGGCGGAGTGGCTGGCAGAGATCGTCCGGCAACAGGTTACGCGCCGCGAGCAACTGCAGGCCGGGGTAAGAGCGTTGAGCGCGCAGGCAAGGCCGCTTGTTCCGTCTGCCGGCCAGTTCTGCGCCTGGTGCTGGGCTCCTGAGGTCTTCGGCCTGCCATCCCTTGATGACGCATATCGCGAGGCGCTGGCCAATACCCACCCAGCCATGGTCGGAGCCGCGAAATGGAGTTGCCCTGCGGTGTATTGGGCAGCCGCTGGCGCTGGATTCAGCCGGCTGCAGGCTCTGGCAAGAAAGGATGGGCTTGCGGCGCTGGAGATCTCCTACCGACAGATCATCAAGAAGCTGGCGCGTGGCGAGGCGCTCGGGAAGGTTCCGGAGGGAGAGGTCACCCACCAGAAAGCGCGAACCCAATCCGTTGGAATTGCTGCGCTTGCGCAGCTTCGAAAACAACTCAAAGGAGGAGATCGCCCATGAAGTGGAGCGTACTCAACGACTATCTGATGGTTAGCGACACCCAGCCGCCCTACAAGGTCTGCAAGCTCCTGGTCGCCGGCGAGGCTCACTACCGGGCCAGTGTGCAGGGTGAATTCATTTGCACCCCGGTTGCGACTGCGAAGGAGGCGTGCGGTGTTTGCGAGCGCCATCACCAGATCACCTATCCGCGGGAGGTCGCGTGAAGGGGCGGGCCGTTACTTCGGAGCAGAAGCGCTGGCATGACCTGCTGGCGCGTCATGTGGGGTGCATCGCATGTCGGGTGTCCATGGGGATCGTGAACACCTATTGCAGCATTCACCACGTCGACGGAAGGACGAAGCCCCACGCGCATTGGTATGTGCTGCCGCTGTGCGCTGGGCATCATCAAAACGGCTACGGCGGTGTGGGCTTCACCGGGGTCGCCGTTCACCCGTACAAGGCGCGCTTTGAGGCTGAGTACGGAACCCAATCGGACCTGCTTTCGAAATGCGCCTCGCTCTTGGCGGAGGATGGGCACGACATACCGGCGGGGTTCCTCGCATGGCTAGACGGTGGCGAGGTGGAAGCATGATCTCGATTCGCCTTCCCTGGCCGCCCAGCAACAACACCTACTACCGGAACACGCAGTCCGGAACGCTGATCAGCGAGCGCGGCAGGAGTTATCGCAGATCGGTAATGCAGCACTGCCTTGCTCAAGGCATCAGGAGGACGGCCGGACCTGTTCGGGTTGTTATCCATGCATCCCCGCCAGATCGGAGAAAGCGCGACCTCGACAATCTCCTCAAGGGGCTCCTTGACTCGTTGACCAAGGCTGGCGCCTGGGATGACGACGGCCTGGTAGATGACCTGCGGATTGTTCGAGGGGAGGTGAAAGCTGGGGGCGAGGTTCTGGTGACCATCGAGGCGCTGGCATGAAAAAGACACATGGTCCAGATCTGACGACCAAGCCACGCCTGCTCGCTCAGTGCCCCGTTTGCCACGGAAAAGGGTACAGCCGTGGCGTGTTCCACGAGATCGATTGCGCCGCTTGTGGAGCAGCGGGGTTCGTCGATGGCGTGACGGGGCTGGCGCTGGAGCAGCGGGATGCGGTGGTGCAACTGCGGATGTGGGTAAAGCGGCTGCTGGAAGAGCAGCGACGCCAGGCGAGCAGGCTGGCGCGAGAAGAGAACAACCGGAAGGGCGCTGGCGGCGCTCACTTTCGAGGGGATTGACCAGCCATTGGCGCTACGCGCGCTGGAGGAGAGGACGATGATTTACGAAAGCGTTTCAAGTGCGGTCGTTTCGGCGCTGGCAGCAGACTGCATCGACAACACAAGCAAGCAGGCATGGCAAAAGCTCTATCAGGCCGGCGAGCCTGGTCGTCGTGGCGGAGTGATGGTATCCGCTGATCTCAGGCAGCAAATCGATTGCTGGGTACATGCTCGCTTGCATGACCAACTCATTCCGCGCCACTGGGCGGCGCTGGTGGCGAAGTACAGCACTCACCAGGCTAAGAAAGTTCAGGCGATCTCTCTTCTGCGGTCGGTGGTCGCAACGCCGGCTCCTGCTCTTTTCCTCTACAAGGCTATAACGACTTGGGCGATTCCGAAACTGAAGGGTGTCCAGCCGGCGCTGCGGAAAACCGTCTCTGTCGAAATCCCAGTGGACGGATCACCAGAAAAGCAGGCCAGGGCCGTGCGCGCCGCGCTGGAGGCAGAGCGAGTGAAGCGGAAGCGCCTTATGGCTCGATCTTCTGGAATGATCGTCCTGCCGGATGAGTTCTACGACATGAACACATGGGATCTCGATGGGAAGCCCGAGTCGACTCGGCGTGAGTGGCGCAGGAAGATTCATCGTGTTCTCGACGAAATGGTCGACGAGGCGCTAGTGGCGGCGGAGCAGATCCTCAACGCAGAGGGATTGCTGGCCAAGGATGCGGCATAGGGCTTGACTTGCTGTCATCACTCCATCAATATTTATCCCATCCTGCCGATCTTGCGTGTTTTGAGGATCGAGCCACAAAGAGCCCAGCCTTCGAGCTGGGCTTTTTCGTTTCAGGCCCTGAGCTTTCCACGCTCCGGCGGTTCCGCCATTTTTCGCTCTACGTCTTTGTCCCGCTCGATCTGAACTCGCAGCCGAAGGCCGAGAAAATCAAGCGCATTTTCCAGCGCTTCCATTTTGGTGTTGTGGAGGAAGTCAACGAGCCTGTCGCCCTGAGTTTGTGCGATACCGAGCAGCCTGCAGAGGTCGGCCTTTCGCATATCTCGCCGGACCATTTCGTTCCAGAGCGCGATCTTCGCAACTGTAACCGCCGGCAGATGGATCACGCGCTCGCCTGGTTGCGCCTGGCTGGCTGCGGGGATTTCTCGGCGCTGATCAACGTACAGCGAGAGGGTTGACTCGATGGCGTCAACCGCCTCGCTGATTGCATGGGCCTTATCGTCACCGTAGCTGTTCAGTTCCGGCAGGTCTCTGCAGAAAACGGCGACGCCAGGAGCGCTATCGTCCTGTTCGAAACGGATTGCATAGTCGTACATGGTCACTCCTCCGGGGTGATCGTTCAGCGCTTGCAGGCGAGGGGGCTCATTTGAGCCCCAGTTGCTTGATGATCGCCTTGCGGGTCGGTTCTGGCATTTCCTTAGTTCCGTGGTCCGCGAAGGTGGTCTGTTTGCCGTTCGGGGCGGTGATCTTGAAGTGGCTTCCCTTGCCGGCTTCGAAGGTCACCCCTTGGGCCTTCAACCATCGTCTGAATTCGCTGAACTTCATCACCTCGTCTCTGTTGTTTGGATGGGCTCATTATACAACAAATTTGTGGTGATACAACAAAAAAGTGGTATTTATTCTTGCGGGCGGCGCTCAGCGCTGCGGGGAGTGCGGACCCTTGAAAAGCCGTGCCCGCGCCTAATCACAGACCCCGCTCGACGCGGGGTTTTTCATTTCCGCCCCGGCGAGGGGAACTGAGACGATGAAGATGCCTGACAAACCCGACACCTGGGCGGCCCTGCTCGCTTGGCTGAGCCAGCATGCGCCTATCATCTGTGCCTCCCTCCTGTCGTGGGCCATGGCTATTGCCAGGATCATTTATGGGGGCGGTACGCGCAGACAGGCCTTATGGGAAGGCGCGCTTTGCGGCGGGCTGGCACTGACGGTTATCAGTGGGTTCGAGTTCTTCGGCGTTCCGCAGAGCATGGCCACCTTCATTGGTGGCTGGATCGGCTTCCTGGGTGTCGAGAAGATCCGCGACCTGGCTGACCGTTACGCAGGGATCAAGCTGCCGCGTCGAGGGTCTGGCGAATGATGATTACCGCCGATCAACTCGACCGTGCTACCGGCTGCGGTGCTGCTACTGCCTCGACCTGGGTTGAGCACATCAACGGCGCCCTGGCTCGGTTCGAGATCAGCACGCCCGAGCGCGTGGCGATGTTCCTGGCCCAGGTCGGGCACGAAAGCCAGAGCCTCAAGCGCCTGGTCGAGAACCTGAACTACTCCGCCGAGGGGCTGCTCAAAACGTGGCCGAAACGGTTCACGGCGACCGAGGCGAAAAGGTACGCCCGCCAGCCCGAGCGCATCGCCAACCGCGTCTACGCAAACCGGATGGGCAACGGCTCACCGGATACGGGCGATGGGTATCGATACCGTGGTCGTGGGCTGATCATGATCACCGGCCACGACAACTACGCCGAAGCCGCCCGCGCCCTGGCGCTGCCACTGGTGGCGCAACCGGAGTTGCTTGAGCAACGGACCTGGGCTGCCATCGCGTCGGCATGGTGGTGGAAGTCGAGGGGTTTAAACGAACTGGCCGACCAGGGTCGCTTCGAGCGGATCACCCTCAAGATCAACAGTGGCTACAACGGCGCAGATGACCGTGCGGCTCGCCTCGAGTGGGCGCGTGCTGCGCTCAAGGGGGAATGATGCTCGGGTTCACGACGAAAGCTGAGGCGCGACGCATCGGCGCCTCGCACCACGGGAGCTATTACGGCATTCCGATGTGGCTAGGGGATGTCGATAGCGATTGCCCGCTAGCGTTCGCAAAATGGGCGCCGCTTGAGCTGGTCGTCTCCCTGCTCTCGGTCATTGAGGGCATCGTCAACTCGATGCTCGATCAAGAGCAGACGTTCATGTTCAAGGTTGGTCGGAGGATCGACCAGTGACCTGGCGGCCCTGGTTGGTGGTCGCCCTGGTAGGCGCGCTTGTGTTCTGGCGCCTCGATCACGTGACCGCTCAGCGTGACGACCTGCGGGCCGCCGTCGAGCAATCCGCCGAGACGATCACCGCAATGGCCCAGCAGGCCAAACGCGACACCCAGGCACAGGCCGAGGCCGATGCCCTGGCCCGAACCTACCAAGCAGCACTACAGGCCTCCCATGAAGAAAACCAATTGCGCCGCGATGCTATCGGCACTGGTGCTCGCGTCGTGTACGTCAAAGCCCGCTGCCCCGCAGACGGAGTGCACCAGGCTCCCGGAGCCTCCGGCAGCGCTGATGCAGGAAGAGCCGTCCTTGCTGCCGCTGATGGACAAGTTGTTTCTGATCTCCGAGCCGGAGTCGAGCGACGCGAACTGATGATTGAGGCGCTGCGTAAGCACATCGCCGCCCTGCCGAGGTATTGCAGAAGATGATCAGTATCAAGCCGGAAGGGTTCCAGCAGCAGCTCGCCGACCTGACTGAGCTTGAGCAGAGGCAGATTCCTTACGCGACAGCCACTGCGCTTACGCGGACCGCGCAAGGCCTGATGGATCGATTGCGCGATGAGATGCGTGTCGTGTTCGACCGCCCGACCCCGTACACCCTGAACAGCCTGCGCATGGTGCCAGCCAGGAAAGACCGGCTGGAAGCGCGGGTTTGGTTCAAGGACGAAGCGGACGGTGCGCAGCCTGCATCGGTGTGGATTGCCCCCGAGGTCTACGGTGGCCCGCGTCGGAACAAGCCGGCCGAACTTCAGCTCAGGGCCAAGGGGATACTCCCAGAAGGCAAGTACGTGGTGCCCGGCGCCGGCGCGGACCTGGATCGCTACGGGAACATCAGGCGCGGCCAGGTCACCAAGGCATTGAGCGGCATCCGCGGCTTCAGCCAGGCCGGGTACAACGCGAACGCGACCGATAGCAGGCGGAGCAGGGCGAAGGGTAATGCACGCCGCTACTTCGTCATGACCCGTAAGGGCCAGCCCATAGGCATTGCTGAGCGCACAGGCCGAGGCCGGGATGCTGTCTCGGTCATCATGGCCTTCGTGTCTCGCCCTTCGTACCGCCGCCGGCTGAGCTTCTTCGAGATCGCGCAGCAGTACGCCGACGAGAACCTGCCGCGGGAGTTCGAGGTGGCGATGCGCGGCGTTGCTGCTCGGTTCGCTGCGAGGCGCTGACTGATGCACCAAAGTGGTGCGTCGCGGGTCCTCCCCGGGGTGCCCCCGTCAGAGGGTAATTCGAGCCCCGCGCGCCAAATATGTATGACCTTTTTTCGGAGGTTGGTTGTTGTTTAGTCATGAGCAAAAACGAAACAACCAAGCAGCGCGGATGGTTGAACAAGTCCGAGATGGCCGCGAGCCTCGGAATTTCTCCGCAAGCCTTTGATAAATGGGGCGTTCAACCAATCGAGCGAATAGGTCGAGAGGCCTTTTACACGGTGGCGGATGTGGTCGAAAACCGCATCCATCACGCCGCTCGGAAACAACAACCTGAGGGGGAGCTACCGGAAGGTCTCGATCCCTACGCTGAAGCCAAGCTGACACAGGAGCGACTCCGCCTCACCAAGGCCCAGGCCTACGCCCAAGAGCAGAAAAACCAGGTCCAGGACAAACTCCTGGTCCCGGTCCCGTTCGCCACTTTCGCCTTGGCGAAAATCGCCGCCAAGATCGGCTCGGCGCTGGAGACCGTCTGCAAAACGGTCAGTCGCCGCCACCCGGATGCTGATCCCTTGGTGATGGAGTCCTTCGAGCGGGAGATCGCCTTGGCGCGAAACCTTTCCGCTGAGTTCAGCGACGACATCCCGGGAATCCTTGATGAGTACCTTGCAACCCTGGATCAGTGATCTGCGCACTGCGGTCAAGCTGGGTTTGCAGGGAATGTTCAAAGAGCCGCCGATGACGGCGGTGGAGTGGGCCGACAAGCATTTCTACATGTCGGCCGAGTCCTCTTACAACGAGGGCCGCTGGAAGACTGCGCCATTCCAGGTCGCGATCCTGAACGCGATGGGCAACGACCTGATTCGAGTGGTCAACTTCGTGAAGTCGGCCCGGATCGGTTACACGAAGCTGTTGCTGGCCAACATCGGCTACAAGATCCAGCACAAGCGCCGCAACGTGATGATGTGGAGTCCGACCGACCCGGACGCCGAGGACATCAGCAAGAGCCACGTCAATGGCCTGATCCGCGACGTGCCGGTCATGCTGGAACTGGCGCCCTGGTTCGGTCGGAAGCACAGCGACAACACCTTGGACAACAAGGTGTTCGCGAACCGGCGCAACCTCTGGATACGCGGCGGCAAGGCCTCTCGGAACTACCGGGAGAAGTCGCCCGACGAGGTAATCTACGACGAATTGTCGAAATTCGACGCCGACGTCGAGGGCGAAGGCTCGCCGACATTCCTGGGTGACAAGCGCCTGGACGGTGCGGTCTACCCGAAGTCTATCCGGGGATCTACGCCTGGGGTCGCCGGCGCTTGCCAGATCACCAAGGCGGCGGAAGAGTCTCCGCACCGGCTGCGCCTGCATATTGCTTGCCCGCATTGTCAGCGGGAGCAGCACCTGAAGTTTGGCGGCAAGGATTGTGAGTTCGGCCTGAAGTGGGAAAAGAACGAGCTGGGTGAGGCCGAGCGCGCCTGGTACGTCTGCGAGCACTGTGCAGCCTGTTTTGAACACCGTGACATGGTGGTGGCCCAGGCTAAAGGCCGCTGGATCTGCGACGAGACCGGCATCTGGACGCGCGACAGCATCGACTGGTTCGGCCCGAACAACGAGCCGATCCGCACGCCGCGCTCGGTCAGCTTCTACTGCTGGGCGATCTACAGCACCTGGACGACCTGGGTGTCGCTGGTTGACGAGTGGCTCAAGGTCAAGGGCGACCGCGAGAAGCTAATCACCTTCATCAACACCACGCGAGGCGAGGTGTGGGAAGAGGAGCAGGGCGACCGCGTGGAGTGGCAGACGCTCTACGCTCGCCGCGAGAACTACCCGAAGGTGCCGCCGCAAGCGCTTGTCCTGATGGGCGGAATCGACACCCAGGACGACCGCTACGAGGGCCGTGTTTGGGCTTTCGGCCTGGGCGAGGAGGCATGGCTTGTTCACCGTTTCATTCTGACCGGCGATCCGGCCAGCGAGGAGCTGCGGCGCAAGGTGGGCTTGGAAATTCATCGGCAGTTCACTCGGGCTGATGGCGTTCCAATGCGTGTCGAGCGTTGGTGCTGGGATGCTGGCGGCCACTATGCCGATGAAGTAGAGGCCGAGAGCATCAAGCATGGCGTGCACTGGGTGGTTCCGACTTTCGGGGCCAGCACATACGGCAAGCCAATCGCCAACTTCCCGAAGCGCCGCAAGCGCAAGGTCTACAAAACCGAACTTGGCACCGACAACGCGAAGGAACTGATCTACAGCCGCCTGCGCATTGATGTGCCCATCCCGTGGCAACCGACGCCGGGCTGTGTGCACTTCCCGATCGACAGCGACATCTGCGACGAAGACGAACTGAAGCAGATCACCGCCGAGAAGAAAAAGTCGGTGATGGCGAAGGGTGTTCGCGTCCTGCGATGGAACTCCGGCGGGCGCCGCAATGAGGCGCTGGATTGCTTCGTGTACGCCCTTGCCGCGCTGCGCATCAGCCAGCAGCGCTTCGGCCTCGACCTCGACCAGTTGGAGCGCGTGCGCGTTGACCCCGTGCCGGAGCCGGTCGCCCAACAGCAACCTTCGAACGATAACCATGCCAGCACCTCCCAGGGCTGGCTCAACACTGGAAGCGGACCATGGCTCTGACAGCGCAGCAGATGCTCGACAAATACCTGGAGGCCGAGGCCGCCGTGCTGGAGGGGCGGACAGTGATCTTCAACGGACGCACCCACACCATGGAGGATATCGAGAAGATCCGCGCCGGACGCCAGGAGTGGGAGCGCCGCGCAGCCGCAGAGCGGGACCGCGCCGCCGGTCGCCGTCCTGGCCCGGCACTGGCGGAGTTCTGCTGATGAACCTGATCGATCGACTACTGGAACCCTTGGCCCCCGAGCTGGTGGCTCGGCGCTTGGCCGCTCGCGAGGCAATCCAGGCGTATGAGGCTGCCAGGCCAGGGCGAACCCACAAGGCCAAGCGTCAGCCGCTGGGCGCCGACACCTCGCTACAGAAGTCTGCGGTCTCTATGCGAGAGCAGTGCCGGAAACTGGACGAAGATCACGATCTGGTTACCGGCCTGCTCGATCGCCTCGAGGAGAGGGTGGTGGGCGGCAGTGGTATCGGCGTGGAACCGCTGCCGCTGCGCCTGGATGGCTCGGTGCATGCCGAGTTGGCCATGGAGATCCGTAGCGCGTGGGCCGAGTGGTCACTCTCGCCGGAGACCTCTGGTGAGCTGACGAGGCCCCAGGTAGAGCGGCTGATGTGCCGCACCTGGCTGCGCGATGGTGAGGGCCTGGCGCAGAAGCTGATGGGACGAGTCCCGAACTACACGTTCGCCACGTCGGTGCCTTTTGCCCTGGAGCTGCTGGAGCCCGACTACTTGCCCTTCAGCTACAACAACCTGTCAAAGGGTATTGTTCAGGGTATCGAGCGTGACACCTGGCGCCGGAAAAGGGCCTATCACCTTCTCAAGGATCACCCCGGCAACCTGCAGACGCTGGGCGGCAGCCTGGCGGTGAAGCGCGTCGAAGCGGAACGGATCATCCACATCGCCTACCGCAAGCGGATCGGCCAGAACCGAGGCGTGCCGATGTTGCACGCAGTGCTTATCCGCCTTGCCGACTTGAAGGACTACGAGGAGAGCGAGCGGGTGGCGGCGCGCATCAGTGCTGCCCTGGCGATGTATATCAAGAAGGGCAACCCCGACAGCTACACGGTGGAGCCCGGGAAGGACCGGAAGAACCGAACGATCCCCATCGCCCCCGGCATGGTCTTCGACGACCTCGAGCCAGGCGAAGACGTTGGGATGATCGAGAGCAACCGGCCGAACCCCTTCCTTGAAGGTTTCCGCAACGGCCAACTGCGGATGATCGGGGCCGGCACTCGCAGCACCTACTCCTCGGTGTCTAGGGCCTACGACGGCACCTACTCGGCGCAGCGCCAGGAACTGGTCGAGGGCTGGCTGGGCTACGACCTGCTGCAGCACGAGTTCATCGACTACTGGTGCCGACCGGTCTATCGGGCCTGGCTGCAGATGTACCTGTTGGCTCGGAATGAGCGCCTGCCCGCCGACGTTGATCAACGCACTCTCTACGCGGCGGTCTACCAGGGGCCGGTCATGCCATGGATTAACCCGATGCATGAGGCCAACGCATGGGAGTTGCTGGTCAAGGCTGGCTTCGCCGATGAGGCGGAAGTTGCCCGCGCCCGTGGTCGAGATCCGCGCGAGCTGAAGAAGTCGCGTGAGACGGAGATCAAGGCGAACCGGGCGGCCGGCCTGGTCTTCAGTTCGGATGCCTACCACCAATTCGTCAAGTCCGGGATGGACCCGGTTGAGGCGGTGCAGAAGGTGTACCTGGGCGTCGGGAAGATGCTTACCGCCGACGAGGCTCGCGAACTCGTCAACAGATACGGCGCCGGCCTACCCGTGCCTGGCCCGGATTTCCCCAACGAGAGCAACAATGGAGGCGCCGATGGGCAGCCATCAAACCCTGATCCATAAAAGCCTGATGCTGCCGATGGCGGCGGCGCTGACTGAGGCCAACGCCCCGCATGAGTCCTGGTACAGCATTAAGGCTGCCGGTCGCGGCATCGCCGAGGTGTTGTTGTACGACGAGATCGGCGTCTGGGGCATCACCGCGCTGCAGTTCGCTCGAGACCTCAAGGCAATGGGCGACCTGACCAAGATCAACCTGCACATCCACTCCCCGGGCGGCGACGTCTTCGAGGGGACGGCGATCTATAACCTGCTGCGCAACCACCCGGCCAGCGTCGACGTGTACATCGATGGCTTGGCTGCCTCGATGGCCTCGGTCATCGCCATGGCCGGCGACACCATCTACATGCCCGAGAACGCCATGATGATGGTGCATAAGCCCTGGGGCATCCAGGGCGGCGATGCGGACGACATGCGCCGCTATGCCGAACTGCTCGACAAGGTCGAGGACACCCTGGTCATGGCCTATGCCAACAAGACCGGGAAGTCCGCCGACGACATCAAGGCGCTCCTCAAGGAGGAGACCTGGATGAATGGCCGAGAGGCCGTCGCTGCCGGCTTCGCCGACCAGCTCACTGAGCCGCTGCAAGCGGCCGCTCACCTTTCCTCCAAACGCATGCAGGAGTTCGCCCACATGCCCGAAGCTCTGAAAACTCTACTGGCCCCGCGCGCCCAGACCCCTGCCGCGCCGGCCAACACTCCCGCGCCGACTCCGGCATCCGCCGCGCCGGCGGCTCCCGTGGCCGCTGCACCAACCGAGGCCGATATTCGCGCCCGCATCCTCGCCGAGGAATCTGGTCGCCGCAGCGCAATCACTGCTGCCTTCGGCGCGTTTTCCACCGGGCACGCCGAACTGCTCGCCACCTGCCTGAACGACATGAACATCACCGTCGACCAGGCGCGCGAGAAGCTGCTGGCTGCCATTGGCGCCGACACCCAGCCGGCTGCCGCCCTGAGCGCCGGCGCCCACATCCATGCCGGCAACGGCAACCTGGTGGGCGACTCGGTGCGCGCGAGCGTGCTGGCTCGCATCGGTCGTGGCGAGCGCCAGGCTGATAACGCCTACAACGGCATGACGCTCCGCGAACTGGCCCGTGCCTCGCTGGTCGATCGCGGGATCGGCGTGGCCTCGCTCAACGCGCCGCAAATGGTCGGCTTGGCCTTCACCCACACTTCCAGCGACTTCGGCCTGATCCTTCTGGATGTCGCCAACAAGTCGGTGCTGGCTGGCTGGGAAGAGGCCGAAGAAACCTTCCCGCTGTGGACCAAGTCCGGCATTCTCACTGACTTCAAGCCGGCGCGCCGCGTCGGGCTGGGCGAGTTTTCCTCGCTGCGTCAAGTGCGTGAGGGCGCCGAGTACAAGTACGTCACCCTCGGCGAGCGCGGCGAACAGATCATCCTGGCCACCTACGGAGAACTGTTCAGCATCACCCGTCAGGCGATCATCAACGACGACCTGCAGATGCTCTCGGATATCCCGTTCAAGCTGGGCCAGGCTGCCAAGGCCACCATCGGCGACCTGGTCTATGCGGTTCTGACCGGTAACCCGGCGATGAGCGATGGCAAGACTCTCTTCCATGCCGACCACAGCAACCTGCTCACTGGTGCGGCTTCGGCGCTTTCCATCGACAGCCTGAGCAAGGCCAAGACCCAGATGGCCACCCAGAAAGCCCAGGTAGAGAAGGGCAAGGGGCGCACCCTCAACATCCGTCCGGGCTTCGTTCTGACTCCGGTGGCACTCGAGGACAAGGCCAACCAGATCATCAACTCCGAGTCCGTGCCGGGCGCCGACGTCAATAGCGGCATCGTCAACCCGATTCGCGCATTCGCGCAGGTGATCGGCGAGCCGCGCCTGGACGATTCCTCGGCGACCGCCTGGTACATGGCTGCCAAGAAAGGCTCTGACACCATCGAGGTGGCCTACCTGGACGGCGTCGATACTCCGTACCTGGAGCAACAGGAAGGCTTCACTGTCGACGGCGTGGCCAGCAAGGTGCGCATCGACGCCGGCGTGGCGCCGCTGGACTTCCGCGGGCTGCAGAAATCCAACGGTGCCTGATCGGCGCCAAATCCCGAGCCCCGCACCTAGCGGGGCTTTCTGTTTCTGCCATTAGGAGAATCAACCATGGCGAAGAACTATGTGGAGGACGGCAACGTCCTGACTCTCATTGCGCCCGCTGGCGGCGTTAAGTCCGGCGTACCTGCGGTGATCGGAGACCTGGTGGTGGTGCCGCTGGTAGATGCCGCCGAGGGCGAGCCGTTCGCTGGAAAAACTGGCGGCGTCTGGAGCCTGCCTGCTGCCGCCGGCCTGACCCAGGGTGCCAAGTGCAGCGTGCTCAATGGGGAACTGGTAGCTGCTGCCACTGCCGACTCGGTGGCGTTCGGCAAGATCACCGAACCCACCGTTGACGGCTTCGCGTCGGCGATGCTGATCCAGCAATGAGCGCGCCGGGCCGTTTTGGCCGGCTGATCCAACGGCTCCATGAGCGTGGGCAACAGCGGTTATCTGATGCCGTGGGAGAGTTCCGCGGCATCGGTCGCCCCCCGATCAAGGGGATACCGCTGCAGGTCGACCGAAACCTGAGCTACGACGGGCCTGATGGGGTTTTCATCACGGACAAGGTTGGGATCAGTTGGCTGGCGAAGGACGTTCCCACAGCATCACGCGGTGACCTATTCGTGATCGGGTCGTCGCGATATCTCGTGGAAAAGCTCATCGCGAACGACGGTTGGTTGCTAACGGCTGCAACGATCGAGGAGGAAGCATGAAGCCGAACGTGCTCACGATCGGTCGCTTGGCCTTGCTGGCGCGCCTGCAAACCATCACGCCAAACCAGGGATACCGGACGGACGCGGGCACTCGCGTGCTCTCTGGGTGGTTTAACGAACTGGTCAAGGAGCGGCATGAGGGCTTTCCGCTGATTGTCGTCCAGCCGGGCAAGGAGCAGCCGCCGGAGCATCTTGATGCCGCCGTTCGCTTCCATCGCGGCTTCGACGTGGTAGGCGCGGTGCAAGGTGGGTATGACCACTATGAGGAGGCCCTGGAGGATCTACAGCTAGACCTTCTGGCGTGTCTGATGCCCGCCCCCAAGGGGCAGTTCCTGCGCTGGCTGCCCCGAGAGCGCGGCATTACCGGGCTGACGTTGGGGCCGCCTGAGCCGTACCCGCCGGGTGATGGAGTGGCCGCTGCCGTGATTCGAATCCCTGTCTATCTGAAAACCATCATCGAGGGGTAACCCATGAAGAGCGATCCCCAGGTGCCGGCCACGGTCGACGCCGCGCCTCCGGCTGCGCTGAACAAAGCCGTCGAGGTCACCCTGGCAAAGGTGCATTGGCACCAGGGCGAGGAGAAGGCGGCCGGCGAAAAGATCAACGTCAGCCCTGACCAGGTTGAATTCCTGCGCCGCGAAGGCGTGATCAAGAAGGAGGCCTGATATGGCTATCGAGAAAGAGACGTATGTGATCGGCGGACCCTTCAAGATCCGCGAGTCTGGCGCCACCGCACCCTTCCAGTTCGCTGGCCTGGTGTCCACTATCCAGCAGACCATCGAGACCAACGAGATCACTCTGCCGGATACCACCACCCCGCAGGGTGGTGAGTACGATGCCGTTTCGCGCATCACTTCGGTCGGGTTGTCGATCAACTTCCGCGAACTCAAGACCAGCATTCTGGCTGCCTTAGTGTGGGGGGACGCCACCAACGTTCCTTCTGCCACCCATACCGATGAAGCGCACACCGCCGTTCCGGGAGGCACGATCGCGCTCGACTTCATGCCGCTGGAGATCACCAGCGTGAAGAGCGATGACGGCACTACGACCTACGAAGAGTTCGACGACTGGAACATGACCGGCGCCGGCATCGAAATCGTTGAAGGGGGTGCGATCTCTGCGGCCACGCAGATCAAGGTGACTTACAAGTCCGCCACCGTCGATGTGATCGAGGCGCTGACCAACAGCGGCAAGACGTTCGAATTCCTCTTCGAGGGCGAGAACGCCGCTGGTACTCAGCGTCGCATCCAGGCGCGCTATTTCCGGTGCCGCCTGAACCCGTCGAGCCAGCAGGATTGGATCAACACCGAAGACTTCCTGGCTGCCGAGGCCACTGCCAAGGTGCTGATGGACCCGACCAAGGTCGGCGCTGGAAAATCGAAGTACTTCAACATCAAGAAGGAACTGGCGACGGTGTGACGCCGTTCATGCCCGGCAGGGACGCCGGATGTGGGCTCGCCCGCGTGGTGCTACAGTGGCGCCATTTAGGGAGGGTTTGAAATGTACTCTAGGTCGCGCGGATTTACCCTTGTCGAGCTGATGGTCATTGTCGTCCTTTTGGGTGTCATGGTCGCTTTCGCCATTCCGTCTTTTGTGAACCTCATAAAAGGCAACAGCATGGCCTCGGCGCGCAATGATTTGCAAAAGAGTCTCGATTATGCGCGTGCGATGGCCATGACAAATAAGACCGGGGCGCAGGTCTGCGTAGCTGATGGAACAATAACTATCAGCAATGCACGTAAAGCGGAAAAGATCATAACCGGCGGAAGCGGGGACGCTGTTCAGTACGGATTTAAGTATGACTGGGAGGTCGCAAGTAAGCTCTCATCTAAAGAGTACAAAGCTATTGGGTCCAATGGACTGGATTCTGGCTGTGTTGTATTTGCGTACAATGGTTCAATACCTGAGATTGCTAAGAAGGCGCCAAAGTCTCCTAAGCCACCTCTTAGTTCTGAAGGTAGCTGTGACACCAGTTCTTCGCCTCCTCCTTACGTCAATAAGGATGGGTTCTTCGGCCGCTCGGATGGCTCTGCCGATCCGGAGTGGGAGCTGATCTTCAACGGCGCCGGTTTCTATGTTGTCAGAAAACCTGGAGGGGCTGACTTTACAAGTGAGCTGTCTTGGGACACTTCTGGCTGCTGATGGTTTTATTTCAGTTACCGACCCCGCTATTTGCGGGGTTTTCTTTTTTATGGAGTCAAAAATGTCCACATTCACAGCAAGTCGGGTTGTTGATATTGATGGCGTTGAGTTGACCGTTCGGGAACTTAGCGTTGCGGATGTTCGAAAGCTAATGCAAGAGGTCAGCGACCAAGACCTCGTCAACAATGTCCTCTTCGAAGATATCAGGCTTTCCGATCTGTGCCTGATGACGTCGGTTACGAAGAGCCAAATTAACGATCTCCGGCCTAGCCAACTCGCCAAGTTGCTGGATGCATGTAAAGAGGTGAACCCGCATTTTTTCGGAATGCTGGGCCGTCTCTCGAAACTCCACGACAAGCCATAAGGAGTTTGGAGCGCGCCATTTGCGTTCTGGTGAGGCTTGGCCATCACCACGTCCTTGAATATCCCTGGTCACTGTTCTTGACCGCGCTGAAGGCTGAATGAAATGGCTGACGTAAAGATCCGGCTGACCGCTGACCTCGATGATGCGCTGCGCGAGGTGTCAGGCTTCCGCAAGGAATATGCCGAACTGGTCAGGCAGGTCGCGCAACCTCTCAAGCGTTTAAACGATTTCACTGCTCTCGAAAGCACCCTCGAGGAAACGCAACGCCAGGCGCGCTCGGCGCGCGAACAGATCCGCACGCTCGGCAACGAGCTGGCGTCGACGATCAGGCCAAGTCGCGAATTGCAGCAGGCTTACCGAGACTCCATTTCGGACCTGCGAAGCCTGGAGCGGGCAGAGACCGTCCAGGTAGCTAAGCTCGGAGCGATGCGCCGCGAGTTGAAGCAGGCCGGGCTGGACACGAGGAGCCTGACATCCGAACGGCAGCGGCTCCAGCGGGAGCTGGATCGAAACCTCCAGGCTGGCCGGAATGATGCGGCTACCACCAGCCTCCGGCAACAGGCCGCAGCGATCAAGCAGAGCGCGATAGAGCAGCGCCGCTTCAACTTGGAGCAAGCGCGTAGCACCCTGGGAGTCGCCAGGGTGCGCGAACTGCAGGCTGCTATCGGGCAGTTGAACCAGCAATATCGCTTGCTTCGATCGAGCGGAACGCTGTCTACAAGGGAGCTTGCGATTGCCCAGCTGGCGCTCAAGAAGCAGATCGCAGAGACCAAGGGTGAACTCAACTCGCTGGGTGCCGGCTCGCGGCTGTCGAGCATCGGCTCTCTCCGCGGGAGCGGTCCAGCGCTGGCGGTTGCGGGTCTCGCCGCCGCAGTAGGCGCTGCAACGGCGAAGCTAGCGAACGGGGCTGACACTGTTGGCCGGCTCGACTCCCGGCTTCGCCTGGCGACTCGCTCGCAGGAAGAGTTCAACACCGCGCAGATCGAACTCGACCGTATCGCGGATGATGTTCAGGGCGACGTCGGCGACCTCATCGGCCTTTATTCGCGGTTGCAGCGCCCTCTGCGGGATGCGGGCATGGATCAGCGCGCCGCCCTCGAAACCGTAGAGGCGGTATCCCTTGGCCTGAAAATTGGTGGGGCATCTGCCGAGGAGTCGGCCTCGGTCATTACCCAGTTCTCCCAGGCCATCGCCAGTGGTGTCCTGCGGGGCGAAGAGTTCAATACCGTTCTGGAGTCCTCGGATCGCATTGCTGGCGCCCTGGCGGACTCCTTCGGAGTGACTGTCGGTCGGCTTCGCGAGATGGCTGCCGCCGGTGAACTGACCTCGGAGCAGATCGTTATCGCGCTGCGGAAGGAGTTGCCGAAGCTCCGCGAGGAGATGGCGTCGTTTGCCCCCGAGATCGGTGCGGGGCTGAACCGGATCTTTTCCGAAACCCAGAAATATTGGGGGCGCAGAGCGAAGGAAACAGGCATCGTCGACTGGGTTGCGAACCAGTTGAACGATGTTGCCAAGGGGATCAACACGGCGAATACGCTGGTGAAAAAGGGCGAGGGCAGCCTCACGGCCACCCTAGCCGCCGAGAAGGCGCGTCAAGAGCAGATCGTGAAGCGCCAGAACGATGCCCTGAAGCGGGCTCGGGATCAGAACGTCGCCGATCTCCAGTCAGAGGTTGTTCGGACCAAGGCCCTACTTGAGCAGTCCACCAAGAACCTCAACGACGCGCTTTCTCGCCAGGCAGATGTCCGCAAGGAGTTTGCCGACCTGGTGAAGGGCATCCAGGCGACGCCCACCTCCGGAACGCAGACCTTCGGCGATGCCACTGCGGCCCAGGCCTCGGCTCGCAACGCGCTGACCGCTGGCAACAACCAAAAGGCGATCGAGGAGGCGCGCCGCGCGCTGCAGATCCTTCAGCAACTGAAGGACGCTGGCGCGAACAGCTACGGCTTCGAAGGCGTGGCCAAGGAGGTGGAGCGCATCGCCAACAAGGCCGCAGAGGTCGAGGCTGGTAATGCCAAAGCTGCGGATGACGTCAACCGCCTGAACCTGGCCGACCTCGAGGAGCGCATCAAGGCTGTGCAAAACGTCGAGGTGTCGTTCGGAATGGACTTCGAAAGCGCGGAGACCTTGAAGCAACAGGTCGCCGACATCGCCGCCGGACTGGCTGAGCAACTCGTGATACCTATCACGCTGGTTCCACCTCCGGAGATGGGCTTGCCTGGCGTGCCCAGTATTACCCCCAAGATACCCGGGTTTGCCACTGGTACGCAGAGCGCTCCCCCTGGTATGGCGTGGGTTGGGGAGCGTGGGCCGGAGTTGATGATGATGCGCGGAGGAGAGCGCATCTTCAACGCGGTGCAGTCGCTGCAGATGTCGCAGAGGTATCAACGAACTCTCCCCGAGATACCCGAGATTCCGACCGCGGCGCTTCAGCAGGCGAATCCGCTGGCAGCCATGCAAAACCTGGGATCGCTGACCCTCAACCTGGGTGGAGACGATGGCGGCTTCACCGTTTTCGGGACACACGACACGCTCCGAGACATACGCAAGGCCGCCTCGAAGTTCGGGCGGACGCGCCCAAAATGACCAAGCCCGCCTCGCGCGGGCTTTTTTATGGAGTTGGGAATGATTATTCCGAACGTGATGCTCGGGGGAATTCCGATCGTGATACACGGTGGCGCCCCGCAGTGTCAGTACCAGGCTGTAGATGGCGGCGTCGAGCGATTGAGGCTCAGCGGAGGTGCGGCAGTACAGATGACGCACTGGCGCAAGACGGCAATCACCATCAGCGGTTCAGGATGGATCGGTACGGGGATGCTTGGGCTCGACTTCGACAGCCCGCTGGAGCTGCGATGCAATGCGTCGCTTGGCATCTCGGGTCGTACTGCCGCCGACCGAGTATTCACCATCCCGGGCGAGGTTCGGCCGGACGCCGGTCCATGGGGGCTGGCGCTGGTCGGTCGTGAGTGGGTCAGAACGGACGTCTCGTCTGCCGGCCAGGTGGTAACTGTGTCGGAGATCCCGGGCACGCAACTCTACCGCGTAGAGTGGTGGCCGCTGTTCCACGTCTTCGCGTCGGTCCCTCCTGAAGCACTTGATTCTTCGAACAACAGCCGGACCTGGCAAATTGTCGCTGAGGAAATATGATGCTCAACGGTGGACCGCTCAATAGCGCTGCGCTGAACTCGGCCGCTCAATCCGTTGTGCCTGGTCCTGAGCCGATCATCCCAGGCTACGCTTTCACATGGCGAGCAATCGTGCGTGTTGGCGATGACGACGTTACACCGCTCCTGACTGGGGAGATCGAGGTCGATCGTGAAGAGGGGGCGGCTGGCGTCGCTTCCTTTTCGATCTATCTCGGCGACGGCCCTGTTGTCCCTACGGACTGGATTGGTCGAACCGTAACCATCGACTACGCAACGGAGACCGCCGGCGAGCTGAGTCAGGGCCGGCGGTTTACGGGAAGGGTTACGCAGCCAGCCTGGAATCCTGTTCGGCGCGTCCTGGACGTCAGTTGCACGGACCAGTTGCAGCAGCGTGTAGAGGCCATGGAGATTGCGGCCGTCGACGCCCTGGTCGGCGGCGCCTGGTCCGCCGATGTGTTCGAGCCGGTCGATGGGCGCTCGCGGTGGGACTACGCCCAGGAGCGTTTGACCAGCGTTACCGGGAGCTTGGACTGTTCGCCATATGGTGCTCTCCGCGTCACGTCATGGCTTTCGGTGGTTCCTGCCTTCGAGTTCGGCCAAGGCTCTACGGTATACGGATCGCTTACGGTCGAGTTGGCCGACCTGAGTTCGCAGACGAACAGGATCGAGATCGAGTGCGACTACCGATTCAGCCGGCTCTGGCAGTTGAACGCCTCGTATGGTTGGCAGCACCCCGGCACGGGTAACGCGGTCGGCGAGGCGGGGTTCTGTAATTGGCGCGGCGACGACACCGAGTTACCGGATGTCGAGATGATCACCTCGGCGACCGAGAGCAGCGGCCAGACGTTGTTCTATGCGACCTGGTATCCACTGCCGCCCACGGGCGTCTACTGCAATCCGCCGGCGGCATGGGTCAACAGCTTCACCGAGCTGCTGCTCGGCGGAAATTGGATTGCTGGCCGGCGCTGGGTGCAGTCCGTTACAGAGCGCTATCGGTTGGTCATGGAGGTTCAGCCGAGCGTTGCGGCGACCGGTCCGATTGTCGGTCGGCAGCGTGCCTCGTTCGAGATCGAGTCGGACAAGGCCGAGCGCTGGGAAAGCGACCCGATCACCGGCGGCAGCACTGGCCACGACGACGAGAAGGATGGAAACCGGCGTTTGTCCGCGCTGAACTGCTTGTTGGCCCAGGGCGCCACGACGCTCATTGCTGCGCACCGCGGCACGACCGTGACCTGGGATGTGCCGACGTCCATGGTCCTGCCGATCGATCTTGTGCATACGCTCCGCCTCGATGATCAGGGCGCGCGTGCGGTGGGCAAGTGTCGCCGCATTGTCGACCGGTTCGACCTCGGATCCGGTAGCGCCCTGACCACGATCTCTATCGCTGTGATGCGAGGCGGCGGTGGCGCAGCAGACCCCCTTGTTCCTCCTGCTGGCTCGTCCGATCCCGCCAGCCCACCATCGGGCGGGGGACAGCTCTCGACGCAGATCGGAGGCCGCAACGGCAGTCCCGCGTATGACGATGAGGCGGATGGTTTCTCAGGCAACTGGAGCAACCGCGATCCCGGTGCCGAGTTGTTCCCGCGGCGCTTCTCGTTGACCGCAAACGACATTCCGGAGACCTACCGGGACGAGCATGCGCCGGAGCTTGCGGCCACCTACCGGGTATCCGTGCCTGACGACTTACTGGAGATGTAGCGATGGCGAGAGCCTGGATCAACAACTGGAAGACTACGCTGAGCGCCGGCCTTTCGCCTGGCGAGTTGAGCCTGACGGTGCCGGATGCTGCCGCCGCGCTGCTGCCGCTCTCTGGCGGTAACTGGGTGCTGTTGACGCTGGCGGATGCTGCCGGCGCTCAGCATGAGATCGTGAAAGCAACCGCCCGCGCCGGTGGGGTGGTGACGATCGAGCGCGCCCAGGAAACCACCGCCGACGGCAACTGGCCGGCGGGGTCGGCGATCTATGCAGCCGTCACGGCCGGCGATCTCATGGCACTGCAAGCGCGAATCGCGGCCCTTGAGGGCGGCATTCCCGAAGGAGCCCTGGTTGATGCGAGCGGTTCGGCTCTCGTCGATGGCGCCGGAAACAACCTGATCATGGAGAACAACTGATGGCAACTGTTACGCACGTCCTGTCCGGCGCTGGCGCTCCACCCTCGGCCCCGCCCAGCGTGGGCGCTCATTACGTAAACACGACAAACGGTGACCAATACCTTGCCAAGGGCACGGCCTCTGCGGCGGATTGGGTGAAGCAGGGCGGCGGCGGTGGAAGCGCTCCCTCCGAAGTACTGCACATAACTGGCGCGGGCAACTTCTCGCTTGGGCCGCAGCACGCTGTTGTCGAGGCGCCTCTGAATAACATTCCTGAGAACGAGATCGGGGCTGTCGATATCGACACAGCCTCTTCTCGGCAATTTGATTTGCACGTCAAGGGGAACGCAGATTCAGTGTTTTTCGTCGGGACCGCGGGTGGCGTCGACTTGCCGGGTGGGACGTTCATCGTCGGGATGCAGAGGAATTGGGCTTCAACCCGCGAGTATGGATTCCAGATCCGAGGCATAGACCTAGCTGGTGAGGCCTGGGCGCGGGTGTATTACGACGCCAGCGCTGGGACGATGACCATGCTTGTACTCGCTGACATACCTGCGCCGGCATAACGGAGGTGGATCATGGCTCTATCAGATGAGCGCCGCGGCATCGGCGCGAGGAACGAAGCGATCCGCCGCGCCGGCGGCCAACGGGTTGAAGCGGAGCGCCGCGGTGACCAGGGCTTGACCGCAGCGCTCAACCGGCTGATCGAGCCGGAGCGTCAGGCGCGCGCACTGCGCAAGATCGATCCGCGAGGGGCTCTGGATGCTGTACGCGGTAGATCTGACTACAACCCAGCAGGCAAGCAGATCGGCGGGGGCGGTGTGTCCTGGCCGTTGGCCGAAACCGACAAGTCGAAGCGCACGGTGGCCGATGAAGAGATCGTGAGCACCGATGGCCTGGTTGTCGTTGTGTTCAAGCGCGTCACCAGCTTCGAGATGCAGGATGGCGGCGAGAATATCGGCCGCATGGAGTTCAAGGCATGAACCAACTGATGCCCTGGGACGGCGAGGTCGTTCGCATGGGCTGGCCGTGGCACGGAAAGATCCGCCAGCCGGACAAGGATCTGGCCGGCTACGTCACCCTGCCGAACGGGGCGACGCGCCCAGCGATCGCGTACTACGGCACCTGGCCGATGAATCATACGCATCTGTTCGACATGGGCCTGCCGGACCAGGACGACCCGCAGGTCGAGGAGCAGGGCGGGAAGTGGTGGGGGCGAACGATCATCCGAGGCGGAGGCAATTACGACTATCAGTTGTACTACGGCGGCGCGACGACCTCGGCCGAGGGGCAGTCCTACATTGGTGAAGCGCCGTTCAGGGGGCTTCCTCTCTGGTGGGATAGCGACGAGGAGCCGCGACGCCCGCTGTATGTAGATATCTACCTCAATGTGGAGCAGGGCAGCTACTACCTCGATTTTTGGACAAAGGGCGGAACGATTCACTCCCTTCGGAAGAAGATAACGCTTGAGGATGTTGGGCAGGGCGCAGGACAGCCAGAGTGCGCGGTAAAAGATCTGCTCGGGAGCAACTTCGACTACTGGTTTTTCGGTGAAAACGTCAAGCTGGACTACCTGAAGCTGCTGGGGGTCTACCGAAATCGGTTGCTGCTGGGGGTGGTTGTGACACAGGGTGAAGGGATGCGGCAGATTGACCCTCCGCCCGGAACGTCGGTGGTCAGCGGTTCGTCCCCGTCTGGAGCCCCTCAGGGGTTGTATGGTCTCGTCGAGGTGACCATTGCCCCGGATATCCGAGATCCAGAGGCGGATCACAGTCAGACGGTCACAATAGACGTGATCGAGAATCGCCAGGCCGCGCTCGGTAATCCGGTTCATCAGGTGACCGACGAGAGCAGTCAGCCGGGCGATCCCATCGAAACTACACTCTATAGAGAGGAGTGGAACCAGACCTCCGGGTTGCTGACCGCCTGGTATGACGCTCAGGGCAACATCCATACCGCGCGCTACAACCGACGCCACTATGCACTTAAGGAGTACCGCAACGAGCCAGGCGTGACGACAAGAACAGCGACGGAGCGAAGCAGCGAGGTTGCGCTGTTGAGCGGCTCCGGATCAGTTGTCGACAGCACTGTACTGACAGAGCAGTTCGAGGCGCTCTACATCCCAGGGACAGGACTGCAGATCACTCGGACGGTGAAGTGTACGGGGGAGCCGGATGACGTCACGACTTATACCGACCCAGACCATACGGGTGGCCCGGTGGTTACCCCGCCGACGACGACATTCCCCCCAGGTATGCATATCGTCAACACCGTTGTGACCTACCAGTGGCTGGTGAACGGCGAGAACATGCTGGCCAACCAGGACCAGCATCAGGTGTGGCTCGCCGCGTTGAGCAACAACAGCGCAGCCATCTGCCACATCCGCGATCCGTTCGACTATCCCGAGGGGCAGCCCACAACGACCGTGAGCGTTCGCCAGGGGCCGGCCGTGCACCTTGGCGGCGTGACCTCTGGAACGGTTACCGACACCCTGACAAAGAGCAAGCCTGCGCATGAGTACCGGCGCGGCTTTTTCTGGGAGCCGGCAGACCGTTGGGTACGAGCCAGTTGCAACCCGATCACCGGAGAGATCTCTCGCGGCCCGGAGTGCATCCAGTACCTGACCAGTTGGGTTTAGCCCCTCTCACCACATCAAGGAGAAGCCGCATGACGCCGGCCTGTGTACCCCTGCGCGTGGAGCGCGGGGCGACGTTCCGCGACACGATGCGGATCATGCAACCGAGCCTGGTCTACCGGCCGATCACTCAGATCGCGCCGACTGCTCCCGTCCGGCTGACCATCCCTGGGCACGTATTGCCCGTCACGTGGCTGGCCTGGATAGATGGCGTCCAGGGCATGCCCGAACTGAACCGCGCCCGGCTTCGGCAACTGCCTCACCGGGTCGCGTCCATCGACGACAACACCGTCGAGATCAACCTGCTTTCGGCCGTTGGGCTGGCGCCTGTGGGCGGGCAATTGATCTACCAGCCACCCGTTGACCTGGCTGGCGCCGAGGTACGGATGCAGATCCGCGACGCGCCAGGCGGGACTGTGCTGATGACGCTGGCGCTCGGCTCCGGCCTTGAGATCGCTGGCGCCGGAACGATCTCGCGCGAGATATCGGCCTCCGATACCGCGGCGCTGATGTGGTCGTCGGCGGTCTACGACGTGGACGTGACCTACCCGGATGGAACGGTCCATCGCTACTACAGCGGGCCGATCACTGTGAGCCTTGGGGGAGGGTGCGATGGATGAGGCCGCCGAGCCCTGGGCGCTGGCGATCGAGGTTGATTGCGAGCCGCTTGTGCTCAGCGAGATGCAGGAATACGCGGTCACCGTGACGCCGCCGGCCGATGTGCTTGTGGTTGTTGCGGGTGAGCAAGGGCCTCCCGGGAGGGATGGCGTAGACGGTGCCCAATGGGGCGCGACTGATTGGTGATGAAATGGCCCAGATCCGATTTTTCAAAGTGGCGACCCTGCCGGGTACGCTGGAACCCGATTCGTTCTACTTCGTCGAGAACGGCAGCTACTCGGAGTCGTACCTGACGAACAGCGCCGGAGTGGCGCGCTCGATCGGTAACAGCGCGATGATCAACGCGCTGATCAACGAGGCGTTGGCCAGCTTGCCCGGCACCGGGGCGCCGATCCTGTTCGTAGCCGATATCGCTGCACGCGATGCCCTGGAGCCGGAGGGCGCAATCTTCGTCCTGGTTCAGGATGCGAGCGCCGACCCGACAGTCGAATCCGGCGCTGCGCTGTACGCCTGGAACCCTGCGACCAGCGCCTGGCTGAAGGTTGCTGAATACGAAAGCATGGACGTCGAGCTCAACTGGGACGCAATCAACGGCCGCCCGACGTCGACGCCGGCGCAGATCGATACTGCCGTTTCGCAGGCGCACACGCACGCGAACAAGTCGACGCTGGACAAGTTCGGTGAGGAGTCGGGCCTGGTGCGCTTCAACGGCCAGCCGATCCCGGCCGAGTGGAATGGGACGGCCTGGTAATGGCCGTCCTCCAGACCCACAAGGTCGTCGCGCAACTGCCTGCCGCGCTGGAGCCGAACGCGATCTACTTCGTCCGGCGCAGCACCGGCTACGACCAGTTCGTCACCAACGGCGCCGGGGTGGTGGTGGCCTATCCGATGAACGTCCGCATCCCCGCGGCTGTGCCGGGATATCTCGCTGACGGCTCCATGCTTCGGCTCACGATGAACCCTGACGGCCAACTGCCGGCGTACACCGCCGGCGGCGTAACTCTCAACCTGCAGGTGCTTTTCAATGGCTGATGTACGCCCGACGAAACTCCAGGCCGACGGCAACGGCTACGGCAGTCTCCGCGAGTTCGCCGACGGCGACACGGTGCCGATTGCCCTGGGCGGTACTGGCGCTGCAACCGCTGCTGGCGCTCGCACATCCCTTGGGCTTGGGAGTGCTGCAGTTAGAGCTGCCCTGGGTTCAACAGGGGCTTTGTACTCGCGAGACAGCATCCTTGGCTCGGTTTCGCAGTCGAGCGGGGTGCCAACTGGCGCAGTGATCCAGCGGGGTAGTAATGCGAACGGTGAGTTCGTGCGGTTCGCTGACGGAACGCAGATATGCATTCGGCAGATCGCGGGTTCTGGCAGCAATTATCCTGCTGGCGCCCATACCGTTCAAATGCCTGCTGCGTTTGTGGGAGGGAGTCTGTTCGGTGGGTCGTTTACTTGGATACCGAGCAACAATTGGCCGACGTCGCAGTGTGCAGTTAGGGGAGCATATTACGGAGGTCAGGATGCTACGTTCTATCTGAACGAGGATCTTGGCTCAAACGGGCTTTACATCTTGGTTATAGGGCGGTGGTTCTGATGATCATCACATTGTCACCGTACTATCCGCTGCCCGGAAGCGCCGAGCGCCTGTCGCTGAGCAGGGCTGGTGATGTGCTCACCGTGAGCGGCCAGGCGTTCGATTTCACACCGCTACCGGAGGGCGGTGAACTGCCGGCTGAGGCGATTGGATCGGAGTGGTTCGCTGGTTCCGTAGTGCGACGCGCCGGCCGCATCCAACTGATCCTGCGGTTCCCGCTTGCCGCCGATGCCAGTGCCGCCGCTCGCTTCCCTGAACCGCTGATGATCGAGGCCGATGGCCCAGTGGAGTTACCGCGATGATCGACTGGAGCCAGGTAAAGACCGCTGAACAGCAGGCGCAAGAACGCTGGCAGGCTGAGTACGATGCCGCAACCGCGGCGCGGGCAAATGCCTACCGCCTGGAGAGTGACCCGCTCAAGACCGAGGCCGAGTTCGACGCTATCAAGGCCGGCGTGGAACCGGACTACAGCGCCTGGATCGCCAAGGTCGAGGAGATCAAGGCCAGGTATCCGCTGCCGGAGGCGGACGGCGTGTAGACTACCCATTTTGAATGGGAGCATGACCGTGCTGGTGGTGAGACTCAAGAAAGGGTGGACGCTGAAGCTTGATCGGAAGGTGAACGATGCGAATCGGGCGGGGGTCTGGTCGTTCCATTGCTCCGAGAGCACGTTCGTGCCTGGCATGGATAACTTGCTGCGGCATGCTGCCATTCGTCCGGCTGAGCCGGCAGAAGGGAAGAGCACCGAGGTAGAGGTGGCCATCTGTCGGCCTGGTGACCCGGAGGAACGATGGATTCCGGTTGGGAAGGGAGTGGCGGTCTATGAGGCGGAGCGGTAG